TGACATAATTACCTCCCGCTTCTTGTGAAATTGCTTGTTCCAGATACCCCGGAATCTCCTACTATGCTAAAGCTGCCGGAATATCCTTCACTGTCTAGCCTCGCGCCGGTTCCATCGTTTGCGATAGTGCATCCAGCTAATATGTAACTGAATCCGCCGGTTGTCGTTGCAGCACCAGTTCCAAGCTTAACGTAGACCGGCTCGGTTCCTACGTTTGTCAACTGCGTTAATTGCGGTCTGGCCGAATTGAAATAAGTCCCAGAGGCTACATCTGTCGGAATAAACGCCGCTCCCGCAGTACTGTATGCTGCCGAGTAAGTTGTTTCGTAAGCTCGGAACCGTTCATTCTGTACTGCCATAATCTATAAACTCCACGCTCGTTTTACTTTATTCTTACTATACTCACTTCGCCACCCGGCTTGCTCTTGCTTATAATAGCCGCGCTTGATCGTCTCCGCCTGGGTCGGCAGTCTTTGCTGCCCGCCAATCGCGAAACCTGGTTGCACATCAAGCTTGAGCCAGGTGCCTGATCCATCACTAAAATTATCGAGATCCGGGGAGGAGTTGATTTCTCGCACCTCCCCGGTCTCGCGATTCTCGAAGTCGAACAGCGGCATTAGTCGGTCTTGTAAACCGGTATCCAGTATTTGACTCCGTTAATACTGCACAACACGCCTTCGATGTCACTGGCACCGGGAGTCAATGTTGTGACTGCGTACTTGGTCAGATTAGTTGCTCCGTTTTTATCTGCACCGTCGATCTTAGCGTTTGTAAACTCTAAGAACGGAGTAGCGGAATTAGCGGTGGTGGTGTCACCATTAGGTGCTTTTATGGCAATCGCATTAACGTTGCCAACTCCCGTAGCGGTGCTGGCAACGCGCCGTCCTTCTCTTGGGTTTCCAATTATTCTTGTACTCATAATATTTTATAGTCCTCCTGCCGCATCGATTGCTTCCATCTCGGCCATCAAGTCATCCCGACTGGGTGCCTCGATTGCCGTTGCTTCGTCCACAACCTCCTCGGCGTAGGCTGGCTCACCGTTGACCGACTCCATGCCAACAACGGCATACTCGTCACCAATCGATTCAACCGCACCTTCGACGGTGAAGCTGACCGCATCACCGACTGCCGGGACAATTACAGATCCGTCTTCGTCCGCCACTTGTAGTGCGGAAATCGGAATATCTATTTTTGGCATATTTAAATTAAACGCCCGGGAGGCTGTTAACCCCCCGGGCTAGTGATTAACTGTAGTTAGTGGTCGAACAGATGTTCACTGCGTGGTTCGCGTTGATAATTGCTCCACCGTAGTAGAACTTGAACCCGACCGTGGTGAACTGCGCCAACGGATCGTATTTGTCCGCTCCTTGCGAGATGATCATCTTCGGCGAGTACGCACTCATCGTCGCTAGGTTCACGCCACCGTATGCCTGGTCACCAACCACAAACGTCGAGTACCGAGTACCGGCAGCCGCATAAGTGTGCTGTACAGTTTGACGATACGGATTGGTGGTTGCGATGACTCGAACCCCCATGTACCGACCGACCTCGCCTTTGAACAATTGATCCGGGTTGCCATACTTGCTGGCTTCCAACCAATCATCGTCGTTCATCAGGTCGCGAGCGATTTCCGGTGCCATAATCGCCGTGAAGTAGCCACCAGTCGGACGAGCGTTGTTTACTCGCAGGTTGGTCGCCGCATCCAAGATGTCCAGTGCCGTCATGGCATCGTCAGATCCGGTCACTGTCACGTAGGACGTAGCCGCACCCGCGTAACGCAACTGGATTGCCGCCGAATCGCCCAGAATATTCCGAAGCAACTCGTCAACCTTCAGTGCTGCGTCCTGCCCGTTTTGGGTGGTCGCCTGCTCCATTGTCGAAAACAATTCGACGGCGGAAAGCAGATCACTAATTGTGACGGTCTGACCCCACTGCTCGAGTGCTACGTCCACACTGGTAAGATTCAATTGTTTGGATTCACCGATTGTCCGCAACGTGCCTTCCGTCATGCCGATGACGTTCGTTGTTGCGGCTTCCGGGTATCGGAAGAACCGAATTGTCTTCGCACCCGCCTTACCGGGTAACGCTGCCTTAAATGCAAACTGATCAAGAACGATTGTCTTGAGCGTTTGTACGAGTAGTTTCCTATCGAAATATCGCTGGATCTGATCTGTGATTCCAGCCGTTGTCGTTAAAGTTGTTCCTGCCATAATAGTTTAATTTGCTGCGAACATGCCCGCCCCGGTGTCATCCGCCTGCTGCATCGCTTTCATCAGTTCATCCCGTTGCTGATCAACCGGTAACTGATCAAACGACTCAACTCGCAGAATGTTTCCGCCAGGTTGGGTTCCGTTCAGTTGTGTTTTCTCTTCGTATTCAGCGACTTGTTTTTTAAGATCGCTGACTTGCTTCTCTAGTGACGCTGATCGGTTGGCTTGGAGGTACATCGTCGCGCCTTCGACTGCGTCCGTGATGCCTTCGGGGTACTGCGTTAGAACCGGCTTCTGCTCAAGCAATCGACCGACCATTTTAAACAGATCACTGTTTTGGTCGTTTAAGTCTCCATGCTCGGCTGCCGCCGATTTCCAGTTGCTGTCCCACTTGGCTACGAACTTCGCCTGCTGCGTTTTAGCGTCTTGCTCGGCAATCGCTTCACGCGCCTGCTTCGCCGCTTTTGTCGCCGATTCAGCGTTTTTATCGTCGCCTTCATCCTCGAACTCTCGGGCTAATGCCTCGTATTCTTCGGGTGAGTAACGACTCTGCGCTGACCGTTGAGTGATCTCATCTCGAGACACACTCTGCTGCGATTGAAACGCTTTGCGCTCTGCTTCCAACTCGGCCCGCTCTTTCTTTACCGAATTTTTCTCGGCATTAGCTTCGCGCCAGGTTTTGTTAGCTCGCTCCTGCGTTTTTTTTGCCCGGGAATATTTTGACTGAGATTTCTCTTCGGTCTTCTCGGGTTCCTCGTCCACCGGTTTGTCCGGGTCTACTTCACTAGTTTTGTCATCAGTTACAACTGACTCCTGATCGGGTTCCTCGGCCTGCGGCACCGGGGAGATATTCGCAGTATCGAACGCGGAGGCATCGGCTTCCGCCAATGCTGATAGCAATTGCTCGCGTTCGACATCCAACTCGACTGGTTTTTCGGCTACTACGTCAGACATAAATTTGTTATGCGGTTTTCCGCATCCACTCCAAGTCGTCGGTCACTCCGACCACTTCCTCCTCGGGTTGGCTTCTTATCGATGCCATCCCATCGAGCGTTGCCATCGCGGATTTAAACCCGGCGGCGTGACCGGCGTGGTACGCCAAGTCCGCTGGGGATGAAATTAATCGGTCACAGTTCTGGATGTGCAAGCTTCTCAGATGGTAACGTAACGTAACTCCAACCTCGCCCGACATGAATGTCTGCAACTGTCCTGCATGTCCGTTGCTCCACTCGGGAGGATCAGACCACTGCAACACCTGGCGGAACTGCTTCCACAGCCGCCACCGGTTCTTCAATCGATTCCACATTTTGTTGTGCAACTGCTTCCTGCATTTGAGCGAATAAATTTTTTAGTTCTTGTTCCACCTGGCGACCGGTCTTTGGGTCTGCTTCTTTCAGCTTCTCCAAATGTTCGCTGATGTGTTGTTCGAGGAATTGTCCTTCCGCCGGTTCCGGTGGTGCGCCTGTGTCGGCTCGATTCGTGATGTAACCCATCACCGTTTGGATGTGTATTAGGTGGTCGTCTGAATCTTTTACCAGTGCCGGGAAGCCCAACCGTAGGAACGTAATCTCGTTGGCTTGATCCTCCGCCTGGGTCGATTGCGTGAGTTGAGGATCGACGTAGAGTCGCTTGACCAGTGTCGCATCATCACTCTCCAGGATCGTCTTTCGCAGTTGGCCTTGGTCGATGTACGGATCATTCGCGAACATCTGAAAGCGGGTGATCGCTTTCTGCATTAAAAGTTGTTTATTCACCCCGTCCGCACTTCCGGTGGGTTGAATGTTGTACTGTTCGTGCAACGCCTCCTGGGGGATCTCCTGGGCCGTGTCGAGGTACCAGTAGTTCAGGCTCGATTTGTCGTATTGCAGTAGAATCGACCAACTCATCCGGTACAAATTCCCCAACGCAATGCGGAATATTCGCATCCTCAGATCGCTCGATTGCTGGTAAAGTCCGCCAATCGCTTGGATCTCGGTCGCTGTACGCCGCTCGGTGTTCTGAAGCGACTGCGTCAGACCGAAATCTGGTGTGCTTACCCGGTTCTGCGCTATCTCGCGCATCACATTCATTTGAGTGTCGAACGAGATCGGAGGTGCTTGGTGCATCACCGGCTGGATTCCATACGGTAAAATGCTGCCAGGCGTCAGGCGGAGGTTTCCGGTGTTAGGCATGTCCCGCTCGGCCCGGTATAACGGTCGATTGAACAGCGTCATGCAGTCCATCTTCTCGTTTTGAAGCTTCGTAAGCTCGGCCTCGAACACCGCTTGTAACTCGACCACGCCTCGCGACGAGTAGAACCCCGGGTCTTTGATTTCGTAGTTGAAAGCGATAAACGGTGGCTTGCCGTGGTTGTACGGAATTTTCATCGGCGGACGGAGGTCGATGTCCGGGGAGGTGGGGGAGTAGGTGCAGATGATCCACTGACCGGTGTCCGGGCAACGGTTGTACACCTCCCAAACGATGATCTTGTTCTGCTCAGGAAACGTGAGTCCTTCGCGATCGTACTTCGCCGCTTCGGTGTTCATATCACCGGCGTCGGAGTTGTAGCTTCCGGTGATCTGGTCGAGGATCGCTTTGTCCTGCTTTAGGTGCTTCTGCCGCCGGTACGCATCAACCGAGTAAACGGAGATGTGACAGATCCGATCCGCGTCTGCTATGTCCCTCGTCCAGGCGGGTACCACGAAATGTTGCGGGTCTACAGTGTAATACTTCAGGCGCTTCGAGGAATAATCCCACAAAACCTTCAGAATACCGGTGCCGCACATCAGCATCGAATCGACCGAACTCAGCACCTCGGTTTCAAGATTCGTCATCTGCTTCACCCGATGGTCGAACCACTGCGCGGCGGCAGTCGTAAACTCAGCCACTTGGGGTGAGGTGGGAACAAACTGTGCGATTAAGTCGGTCGCAAATAACTGCTGGAAGTACGCTGGCTTGAGTTCGCTGATCGTCGTATCGACCAGCGGGAAATGAACGTCCGATGCCCCAGGCCACGGTTTATTCTTCCGCCGCAACCCGTGGTGACGCATCTCGTAGAACATGCGCTG